ATGGAAGCACAAAAACTAGGACTCGGTGTTGCGCAAAGACCTACCAGAATCTATGTAGAAAAATCGCAAAACTCGTATTGGCATTTGTGGGATACCGTAACCGAAAAAGCGATCCCTATTACAGAATCTAACATTACTGGTTTCCTTTCAGATTGCTATGTTACTGAAAAGAAAACCGATTTCGGCACTAGTAAAAAATTACACCTACTCATAAATGCCGATAAAGTTTACGAGGTAATTTCAGGTCTGGATACTTGGTTCAGTAAAACTATTTTGTTGGCTTTGTGCGAACAATCGCCTAAGGTTTTTTTAAATCCCATCACCATAGAGCTTTCGAGTACGGATGCCACTAAAAAGGTTATTTTTGGGCGATTGTACGTAAATAATTCTTTAAGAGCTCACCGATCTAGCTATGACTGGAAATTAGATTTAAATGCTCCAGAACAACAAAGATTTTCTCCTGAAGTAGCCGCAAATGCTATGTCAGAATCGCTTAAAGAGCTCTTAAACAATCAACAACCATCCCCAACAATCGCAATAACTGATTCAGAAAAAATTAATTATTTTCCCGAAATTGAAGAGAGTATTGAAGGCACTGAAAGTATTCCCTTTTAGCCGAGTTTGAATATAATTTTATACTCATCTTGCTCCTCTTCTTTCTTGCTGAGCTGAACTTTCAGCTCAGCTTCTTCTAATTTTAGATAAGTCTCAATTGCTTGTCTGGCAATATTAGGTTGGACTCGTTTTATCTGAACAATATCCCCTTTATTAGTAAGAGTTTCTTCGTGAAATCCTTCTATACAAGAGTTGATAATTTTATCTAAAAGTAATTTTTTATCTTCAAAATTATTATAATGCTGCATATTCTAATACACGCCATTCTGATACATCATTGTGTTTTCCTGTTTCCCTTTTAGTCAAGTTTTTTAATTGGTTTTCGCTGTAAACCGACTCTATTTGTGCCAATGCGCATCTGTTTTTTTCTATCCACTCTATAGCTCGTTTGTCTTTTTTATAGTCGTCTATTAGTGCTCTAAACAAATTAAATTTACTAGGTTCTTTTCCACCTGTAAGTTTTTTATACCTATGCCGAACTTGCGATCGCGTAAGCCCAACAAGTTCTCCTATTTTTTGATAGGAGACACCCGCTTGATGTTGCTTTATTATAAATTCTTCAATAATTTTATCTGAACCATTCATTTGGTATTTTATACCCCTCTGCGTATAAGATTCCGTGTGTTTCGCACCATTCGCTATAAGTTTTTGATTTTTTACTTTTTGGGCTTAATTTCAAAGTAGATCGCTGGAATAACAATCTAATATCTAAGTTGTGTTGTTTTTTTATAGCTAGTAGTTTTTTTCTATCCCCTACGGAAAAAATACCTTTTGCCTCAATAAAAATTGATTCCCCAGTGCAACTTATCCCAGCAGGAATTTCCCAATCTGGCGTATATATTCTGTTGTTTATTTCTTGATAACGTATTTTAGTTTTTTCATATATTAATCCTTTGGTTTTGTTCGTTTTTGCTATTGCACTTTCATACCCAGATCTATAAAAAACACCGTCATATAAAATTCTTTTTGTCCGCATTACATTTTGTTTTTGTCGTACGTAAGTGGTATACTAATAGGGTAAAAAATCTATACGTAAAGTATAACGTTTATGACAAACAATAACAAAGCTTTAATAATACTTGGAGCTTCTGGTTCGGGGAAAAGTACTGTGGCTAAATATTTGACAAATAGATCGGACAAATATAAACATATTACGCCTACAAAGAGACTTTGGGCATTACTAGAAGAAGCTTACGATCTTCCTATAGGCTCTTTTGAAAAACAAGAAACCAAACAATCTCTTGTTAACGAAACTAATACTTTTGGAGATCTATTACAGCACTTATTTTTTCTTTTTACCTCCTATGACCCAACCTTTCCTGCTCGCTTATTGGAAAAGGAGTTTTTTTACACATCAAAAAATTTAACCGACACTGAACCAAACACTTTTATATTCACAAGTATTCGGACTTTAAACGAAATAGAAACAATAGAAAAAGCTTCTATTAATACACAAAAATTATCTACATTTTACATAAATTTAACAAGAAATAACAAATATTACAAAGGAGCTGATACAGAAATACTCCAGCTTTTGTACGGAAATGATTCTACTAAAGTTAATGAAGAATTTAGAGTTATTAACTTAAATTCAAACTTACAACTTAAGGTATTTGATTTTCAAAATAACAATATCTTAATCGAAGATTTAGTAGATAATATTTTCTCCGCTTTGGGACTAGAAATATAATGGAAATTTCAAATTTACTCCAACAGCTCAAACCTCAACTTAAAGCTACAGGTTTAATCACTAGAATTAGAAAACCTTTAATGTCTTTGGATTTAGAAACAACAGGTCTTGATTGGGATTGTGATATTGTATCTTATGCCTTTTGTGACGGTCGTGTCTCAAATGCTGTTAAGTTCTCTGATGGTTTTAGAGATAAGTTGCAAAATCTGCTGGATAAATATTGTGTTATTTTTCACAATTCTTCTTTTGATTTAAGAGTATTAAAAAATAATGGTTTTTGTATTCCTTCTCCAGGAGATTATCAAGATACAATGCTACTGGCGTATTGTATTAATCCTTGTACATCTTTAAAGCTTAAAGATTTAATTGAAGGAAAACTAGATATGGGATCGTATTATGATTGGAGGAAAACAAAAGCATCTCCTGAGCTATTAAAATACAATGAGCAAGATGCACGGATTACTTTTGAATTATTTGAAATTCTACGATCACAAACTTTACCTTGTATCTGGGAATATTATTCTCTTATCGAATTACCTTATTCAGCAATAATAAGGGAAATGAATGATACAGGATTTTATATTGACACAGTTAAATTAAATGACGAAGTAATTCCTAAAATAGATCGACAAATATCTTCTATTATTGAGGAAATAAAAACAATAGTACCTTCAAAAATACCTCAAAGAAATGCAACAAAAAAATATGTTAAACCTCGGAAAGATCCTAATAGTGAAAATTTACTTTTTGCAAGAGAAATTTACGATGAATCACTAAAAAAGAATTTTTTTTATTACAGGAAAATAGAAGAATTTAATCCAAATTCAGCATGGCACAAGGAATATTGTCTCCGTCTAACTGGCTGGAATCCTGAAAAGAAAACTGATTTTGAAACAGGTAAAGAGAAAAATACTTCAGTTTCTTTATCAGTTTTAAAATCCATAAACAACCCTTTGGCAAAATTACTATGTCAATATTCAAAATTGAAAAAACTTAAAAGTGGGTTTTTTGAACCTTGGTTGAAAACTTTATCATCTAACACTTCTGGTAGCACGCACAATCGCTTACGTACAAACTTTAATCAGTGTTTTACACGAACAGGTCGATTAAGCTCTAGTAAGCCTTTAAATCTCCAGAACGTACCTGCTCGTGGTGAAATAGGAAAAACTCTCAGATCGCTTTTTATACCACCTCCTGGATATGATTTGATCATAGGAGATGACTCAGCGATCGAGCTTAGAATTATGGCTGAGTATTTTGCCAAAATTGCAGGCGATTTTAGTTGGATAGACATTTTTAAAACAGACGCTGATCTACATACTTATAACGCTAAATTATTAGGATTTGAAGAAATATTTGCTGCATCTTTAAATTTGAATATTTCCGATCCGATAGTACAAAAAGCGGCAAGGGATGCAGCAAAAACAGCAGCTTACGGTGCTGCTTATGGCGCTGGAGCCTTAAAGTTGGGGGACGGTGATAAAGAAAAAGGAAAGCAAATATACGATGCTATTCTGCAAAAAATGCCCAGTTTGAATTTATGCAAGTTACTTGCGCAAGCTACTGTCATTCACAATAAAGGTACTATTTGGGATTTGTTTGGGCACCTTGGATATTACGATTTAAGTTCAATTGTTTTTCAAAAAGATGCCGAAAAACCAAAAAGACAACTCTTTAATTTTATGATTCAATCTTCCAGCGCCTCAAGAATAAAATCGAGAGTTCTATTAGCTAAACCTTTTTTAGAAAAGCATAGAGCACTAATTGCAAGTTGCACTCACGATGAATACATGATTTATTGCCCTTGCGATCGCGCACCTCAGGAGCTGGCAGAAAAACTTACTGCTGTTTTCTCAGCGCCCGATTCTTTATCTTATTGTCCTGTCGTTTTTGAGTTTAAAGTTTGTAAAAATTGGTCTGATAAGTGAATCTTCACACAACTTTACAAAGTGGTCAGTTTTTTGTGTTTAATATATAGCGCGCTATGTTTAATACAAAAAACTGACCACCTGAAAAAGCATATAAATCAATACGTTAGCGGTACTTAAGGCTTATAAATTAAGTCTTCGTAGACATGGTCACTTTTTTGTTTTGATGTGGACTAAGTGTTTTTTGGTTTCGATATTGTCTACAAAAGAAAGCGCTTTTACCTTTAAATATAAGTATCACTTACGTAAACAAGAAAATAAATTATACCAAACGTAAGTGATATAATAAGAAATGAAGTAAATAGAGAATAATTAAAGGAAATAAGTAAAAAATGGTTAACCAAGCCGAAAAAATAAATACTATTAAATTTGAAAAAGAATTAAACACAGAGACTGAAATAAAAATTGATTATTTGGATCTGGTCTTGGAGGATATAAAAAATGCGATAACAAATTATTCTGAAAAATATAACGGGATAATAAAAGAGAAAAAGTTTTTAAATTTGCGATTATCTCAGATAGGAAAAGCGCCCATTATATTAGCTTTAGAGAATCTTAATTATAAGAAAGAGGATGAAAAGATAGATCAAATTTATCCTCTTTTGGAGGGACATTTCTTTGAGGCGTGGGCAAAAGCTTTATTATTTAGTAAAGGTTATAGCGTGACAGATAGTCAGAAAAGTGTAGAATTTTACGGAGTTGAAGGGCATTTAGATGGAGTATTAAAAATTGAGGAAAAAACTTACGTCGTAGAGTTTAAGAGTATGTCTGAAAGCTATTTTAGGCAAATTTTTAATAATCCTTTATCAATAGAAATTATAAAAAACGAGTACAGAGGATACATAAAGCAACTAGCTTGTTACCAAGAAGCTATGCAAGCAGATGGCGCATTTTGGGTAATTTGGGATAAGGGATCGAGGCAAATAAAAGTAATAGAATTGCCAGAAGATGTAAAAAATCAGGCAGTATTTAATTGTAAAAATATAATAAATGTAATAAAAAGGACGAAGACTTTAAAGGAAGTTTTTGATAACTTTATAATACCAGAACCGACACCACAGATTAAGTGGAAAAGGCAAACGGGAAAATACCTAGTTCCTTTAGAGCTGAAGTACACAAACTGGGCAGAAGTATTTTATGAAATTTTCAGCGAAGATGGAACTGATTTTGTAGTCCGAGTGCGATCGAAAGAAGAAATAATCAGTTTGATAGAAAAAACGTATCAGATCACACGCTAGATACGCTTCAACTGAATATATTCTCCCCAAAGCGCCCAAGAATATAGAAATTTTACAAAGTTTTTGCAATTACTTAATTCAGAAAAAGGAATATCTAAAAGAGTAACAATAATAAACTCTGCTATTTGTTTTCGTAGTTTTTTTCTGGCATAGTAATTACGTTTTTGGGCTAATCTTTGGGGACTCTGCTCGTATTCAAGGAAACCTTTTGCTTTTCTTTTACGGTAAGAGCGCTGATAAGAAGCAGCAGTAGCTTTTCCTTTTTCAGATTTACGATAGCGAGCATTGGCGCGATCACGGGCGCTAGTAGATTCTGAATTTGAATCACTATAAATACTCACTGGTCTTCCCAGTGGTTTTTTAGTCGTGGTCATTGTATTAATTTTTTTGCTTTTCTCTACTAACACTTTACGTAATCCCATTCTCTTTTAGCAACACTTTACGTATTAATTATTGAATAAATACACTATACGTATTATTATATAATAATAAAAGTTAACCGAAAAAGGAAAGGTAGAGATGGAAGCTGTAGTAAAATTCAAGGCAAATTTACAGAAAGTAACAAGATACGGCTCAGTGGACATAATAGTTACGCCAACAGACGATCCTTTAGAGGAGATAAAAATATACGATTCTCCAGAAAAGATTGGGTCACTGGAGAAAAACGATTTAATTGAGATAATGCTACAAGGTTCGGGAAATTATAAATTCCTCAGGAAACTGGAAAACAATCCAGATACGGAGGAAAAAATTAAGACAAAAGATAATACTTTTTCCCTAGAAAATACGGCGAGCGGAATAGTTATGAATACTGGTTTTAAATTTGATTGTGAGAAATTCTTTGAAACTGAAGCTTTAGTTTACGCAAAGGCTTTACAATATGCGCGTAGTGCATTGGAAAAGGCTGGTATAGCTAATCCCGACCATATGCTTATTAAAGATGTCGCGACATCCTTTTATATTAGCTCTCAGAAAGTACGAAACGTTGGTAGACTTTCCGATCTTACAATTCCAAGTTAAATAACAAAAAATCCACCGAAAAGGTGCTACACTAGTAGCTGTAAACCTTTCTAGCTAGGTAGCACCTCAAGGAGGAAATTAAAATGAAAGGAAAATATAAAGCTAAAAAAGATAATAAATCTAAATCAGCCCATAAGAATATTATAGAACAAAATAGAAAAAATTGCGAAGAAAATAGAGATTTTCAACAAATTAACAGAGAAAAAATGCAGACAAATATTAAGAGAACAAGATAAAAAGATTGATTTTAAAAGAATAGAAAAAGCGCTTGAAATTTTACCTGCTGGAGATCTAGATAGAGCAGATAAGATAAAGGTTGCATCGGCTTTATTGACAGAGATAGAAGATGTAGAGGTTGTAAAAGCATACTATCAAGAATGGTCTGAATTTAACGCAGCAGAAATTGATAAAATATTTGGGTCAATTTCTGAAACAAGATGCACGATAGGGAGCTTATATTGGCTGGCAAAACCATATGATACTGAGAATGAGCTCAGCTTTAGATTAGATGGCTACACGGCGCAATATAAGATAAATAAGAAATATATACCGAAAGATTTACAAATTCCTCCTGGCACATTTTTCTTTATGAAATCAGAAAAAGGTACAGGAAAAACGGAATGGTTGCACAATGTGCTGGATGACTATATTAATAAAAAAACCTATTATGCGGACGGCGTAAACAAAGTACCAATTCACATGATTGGGCACAGAAGAGCTTTGCTAAGACAAGCAGCAAACAGATTAGGAGAATTTAAAATTAAATACTATGAAGATTTCAAGGGTAAGTTTGCCGACTTGAAAATTTCCTCTGCTCCAAAATTAGCAATTACTTGTGATAGCCTTGCCAGATTTGATGTTAAACAAGGTTTACAATATCTTGATAGAGGAGGTATTGTAATTCTTGATGAGGTTAGTCAAGTGCTCAGACATTTACAGGGGGAAACCTGTTACAAGACTAGAGCAAAAATAGTTGCCAATTTAATTTGGCTGATAAAAAGAGCGATTATTGTGATTTGTCTAGATGCCGATCTTACGGATAAAGAGGTAGAGTATTTGGCAGCATTAGATACCAGAAAAAGTACTGTAGTTTTTGAAAATATTTATAGAGATTCACATCACCAAATTACGGCATATGCAAAGAGTGAAAATTTGTTAGAAAATGCCAAATTAAGTTTAGTAAACGGCGAGTCTGTTTACTTTGCTTGCAATACCAGGGAGCAAGCAAACACAACTTTTACCTACTTAAAGAAATACGCTAAAGCTTCACATTTGGTAACTGCTGAAACGATTGGATCTATTGCCACAACGGAGTTTGTTTCTAACATTAATAAAGCAATAGAAACAACACAATTAACGGTTGCATCACCAAGCTTAGGTACGGGGATCGATATTCAATACCCGATAGATAATGTTTATCTACTTGCCGACAATTTCGATCAAATAAATCACAAAGATCTTTTACAACAGTTATTTAGAGTAAGAAATCCAAAAAAAATCCACACGTATGTGAATACAACAATCAGAAAAAAAACTACTGATTACCGATTAATAAAACAAGAAGCATTTAATACTTTACTCTTCTTTTTTGAAGAATTCGATCCAGATACAGGATTAGCGCAAATAATTAGAAATACGTACGAACAAGCGTACGTAGATTTTTGGGCAAAGTCCAAAGCATGGCACAATTATAGTACAAATAATCTATCCAGACATTTTTATAAAGAGTTGGCAAACTACGGTGATGTAGAGTGGTTCGATAAAGAGGAAGTAGACGAAGAGCTGCTAGAAGAACTCGCTGGAATAAAAGCGCTGAGAGATCAGCAAAAAATTGATTACCTAGAAGCGGTTTGTAACGTAAATTTACCAGATAGAGATGAAATAAGAAAGATTGAAAAGAAAAAAGAATACGAATATACGTTAAATGATCGGGAAAAAAAAATACTTTTAAAACATAGAGTGGAGCTCTTGTATGGTGAATGTACACCAGATTTAATTGAGAAATTTGATTACGGAAAAGGATGGGAAGTCTATCGCCTTTTCCGTGCTGTTTTAAATACAAAAGAATTTGAAGTTGATAGATTTAGAGTTGGGGATTTACAATTTAGATCTGACGAGGAAGATTACGCCTGGAAAATTTACACCCCGACTCGTTTTCCTTATGCTAAAAAAGATCAAAATGAGAAGTTTTTCTACCCACACGGTAAATTTCTCGGAAATTGTTATCCACAGCAATTTTTACCAGATATTTCGCACAGACAACGAAAAGCACACATGATAAAAAGTGCAATTTGTATTGCATTTGAGATAGCAGATGTTAAGGATCTGTTTGAGTACGCCCCAGACTCTATATACATTTCACCGACATCCGCAAAAAAATTAAGTGAGTGGATACAAAAAAACAAACTACCACTAAAAGAACTTTTTAATATTAGCTGCTTCAAGAATATTAAAGTAATAGGTAATCTCTTGAAAGCGTGTGGGTTAACTTTAATAAAAGGTAAAAGAATAAGAGTTGAAAAAACTAGATTTCAGCAATATAATTTGGATTTTGAAAGTTTAGAATTTATGATGAAACTGGTAATGTATCAAATGGTTCAACGCTACAACGGGCAAACTGAATACCTTGATGGACCTGATAAATACAATAATCCTTATTCTTTTGAAGGTATTGAAGATCACCTTTTATGTAACGATTTTGGTTGGGTACTGGAAGATAATTATGATGCCTTCAATTTGAAACTATTTTATAGCGCGATCGAGCAAGACAAAAAAGTACCAAATACTGATACCGCTTATGTTCAGTATCAGATGGAAATGGCTGTCGGGTTGTCTGGAGGAAGTTTAGAAGGGTTTTTCTAAAAAAAAGAGGATTAAAAAAATGACCCGAACACTATCGAATCTTTATTTGGTCACCTATTCGCAAGAAGTGGGAAAAAAAACACCGCTATTTAGCGGAGCAGTGCGCTGGTTTTTTGTTGATCAGTGATGGGGATCACCATCTCTGGTCTGTTTCCCCTGATGCGGATTTGAAAACCAATTTCCAAATGACTAAAGAACTAGCTTTGCAGACGATTTGCCTTGCAGAGTGCCCTCTCGAATTCTTAGAATCCCTCTTGGGCAAAGTATTTGCCTGGAAAGCAAAGAAAGTCGAATTTGATCCAGATCATCTAGACTGGAAGTTCGCGTGCTCGCCTTCGAGCGAGCACTGGCTCTGGAATAAAACCTCAGAGATCCTAGCTGGGCTTCTTCCGCTCTTCCCGATTTCTTCCTCCTGAGCTCGGGGGAATCTTGCCTTCTCCTAAGGCTTGATCGAGATCTGCTGATCTTTTTGGTCTTCCAGGAATAGCTGAAGAGCCTAAACGTTTTTCCCAGCGTAGATTATAAAATTTATAGTCAGAAAAGGCGGCAAAATATTAAAAGGTTCACTTTGTCCTGTGGATTGAAGTGTAATGTTGCTTAGAGAGTTTTCAACAAACTTAGTATTTGCTGAATTTGTTGAAACATACCCCTTATTACCGCCTTGCTCGCCAGCAACACCTGCGGGTCCACCAATAGTGTTATCGCTTAAAGCATCTACTAGCTCTTCTTCAAAATCAGTATCTGTACCACCATAAAGTCTGTGTGAATGTCCAGGATCGGTTACTGTGTGAGAGTGATTTGGTAGATGATCGAAATTAAGTGCAATTTCGTAATTGCCTCCTACATCAGCCAAAGCTGTTGCCCCAGGTAAAGTGTCACTTTTTCCTATGGGAAATCTTCCTTTAAAATCAGGAATTTGAAAATACTCGTCTACACCGCCATAGCTGTATCCTATGAGTGAAAACAACTCTGGGTAATCCACAGTAGGGTATATACTTCCGTCACATATCAACCAACCTGCTGGAGCGGTATCAGTAAGCCATAAAAGTAACGAGCCTATTGGTACAGAGGTATTCGATCCTCCTGGTTGTGTGGGAGTGTTACCATAATTCGTGGATAACGTACGTCCGCGCGGACGTATATCTTCCCAGCTCCCATCGGCATTTATGTAGGCGATCGCTAACCCACCTGGTGGAATTGTCTCATAATCACCAACAGAAACACGTACAGCAGGACTGCTATCTTCAGCAGTAATATAAATAAATTTACGCGGTGCATTTGTTGGTGGAACTACTGTAATGGGATTAGGGGAACTCCATTCTACAAGCTCCCCACGACCATTGGAGACTCTTCCTGGTGCAACAAAATAATTATTCGTAGAGCCATCCCGTGTAACCTTAAAAGCATCTCTAAATTGATGCCATTCAGGTTTAATGTTTCCTGGTTCGGTTGATAAAGAATCATCAGATAATCTTGGGTAATGCCCATCTAGATCTACGCCATCAAAATGGATATCTTGTAAAGAATTAAACCATTCTGGTGGTACTACGGTGCCTTGTCCGAAATTTAATTTACTCATTAGTTAATTTTTTTGAAGGATATATTATTTATGTATTCAGGATAAGTTGTAAGGTTTACATAAGTTCCCCAAGCGGTTTCAAAATTTACCTCTAATCTAATCGAATCATTTTGATTAATATTAATTTCCCTATGCAAGTGAAAATCGTGACTTTCAGACCAACATTGAGCTATCAATCCATTATTTCTTTTTAAATTCAAGAAACCTCTTTCTCTCGCATTTACAGCTAAATGGACAGATATATAATATTTTCCAGCTTGTGGAATAATAAAATCAATATTATTAGTAAAAGAAATACCAATATTATTTTCTAAAGCAATATTATAAATAATTGGTACCCAAGTATTAGCTGCTCCGTTTTGTACGGAATCTGACATAAATTCAGCATAATACAACGATCCCCCAGAACCTGAGGGTAAATTTTTAATAGCAGATGCATCTAATCTGTCATTTCCTGTTAGGGAAGATAGTGCAGTTACAAGTTCTAAAGGTGTCTGATCTGCTGTTGCATTAGCCTCGATTCCTGTCAATTTTAGTAAATTTGAAGTACTAATAAATTTATCTACAGTGTTACTATCATCAATATTATCAGGAGTAAGAATTACAGCGCCAGTTAAACCATTTACGCTATCTACACTTCCACCAGAACCTGATGGTAAATTTTTAATAGCAGATGCATCTAATCTATCAGTTCCTGTTAAAGAAGATAGTGCAGTTACAAGTTCTAAAGGTGTTTGATCTGCTGTTGCATTAGCTTCAATTCCTGTTAGTTTATTTAGTAAAGATTTAGTTATAAATTTTCTTGAATTGTCCGTAGTATCAATATCTGCACTTTCAAGTACTACGGTACCAGTTTTTCCAGCAACACTAATTACTGGTGTTTCTGTAATACCTAATTTGCCCCAAGTCGCATTTGGAGGCTCAGGGGATACCCCAGTCTGTACAGTATCTTGAGTATTTAAATAAGTAGTTCCTTGGTATACTACAATATCACCTTTAGTATAACCAATCAAATTATTATAAGCACCTTTATAAGTAACACCCATATTAACAATACCTCCACTATTTCCTAACAATAAATAAATTCTTCTGACGATCTCATTAATACTTGTTTGATAATTATTTGCTGATATTCCTGACGGAATTAACTCAACAAACTCCATTGTACTTTTGTTAGGTACTTTTGAATAAAATCTAAAATATTCAGTAGGTGTTTCTTCAAGACCTTGAAAGTATATTTCATAAGTGATACCTGAAGTTTCACTCTCAGGGACTGATATATTAATTTGCCCATTTTCTATCAAGAATACGTGTGATTTTACAATTACTGAGTTGCTATTATATATCAGTCCACTAGGTTTAAAAATTAAATTACCAGATGCAGGAAAACCACCACTATCCAATAGTAATCCTGTTATATTACACAATGCTATTGCCATAAAAAGTTGGTTCTCCTGCTGCACTTATACCTGCATAAAATTGGTCATAACAGAGTATTCCTTCTGTATAAGCTGGTGCGTAATCTTCTATTATTTTTTTCCCCTCTTTCCAAAAATTAGATAACCTACCATAATTTAAAGGCATGATCACAAAATATTGAAAACTAAGATTGCCAATAAATCCTGGTAATACAGTTAACCCAGCTCTGAAATAATCAGATATCCAAATATACGAACTTGGTACAAATATATCTAAGAAAAACTCTATTACATTCCTACTTCCTCTATTACTATGTATCCAATTTGCTTTTTCTAATATTTTTCTTTTAGTTAAAACTTCCCAGTTTGTTTTCCAATATTTTGAACTAAACCCTAACAAAGGTGCTAGGTAATCAAGCCATATAGGCTCACAGTCTAGTGGGTTTAATTGCTTCGGAAAATAATCATCGCAAATATCACTTTTTAAGTAATCGATTAAATCATCCCAAAAAACAGTTAACCAATCTACGTTTTCGTTATTCTGATAACCGTCAATTGGTAATCTATCAAAAATTTGTCTCATAAATATAATCGTAAGTTATATCGTTATCATCAGTCATTTTTATATCAACTGTTGTTAGTTTTGGTAAGGAATATTTATTAGGAAGTATGAAATTATTAGCGTTATTGTTAATTAAAACGGCTTGTACATATTGTAATCCCTCAACTCTTCTAATCTGATACTCTAATTCGCTAATTAATATGTTTTCTTTTTCATTATAAATTAAAGGATCTAAGTAGTTATTTAGATTATTAAAAATATCTAAACTAATATCTGTTTTATTTCTGTCGTCTTTTATTTTACAAAAAATAGATAAATTCACATCAACAAGCTGGACTGGAGAAACATAAACTTGCGATCCAAGAGCAACTTTATTACTTAAAGATTCTTTTAAATTTTGCAAATAATTATTGTCTGGTAAAGATCTATCTTTTAATAATACAAAAAGGTGCACAGCACCTAATTCTTTGGAAATTTTATCATAACCTAACAAAGGAATTACAATAAATCTTCCTGTAGTTAAAGATTTGATTAAATTTTCATAATCGGCTTTTGTGACCACAAGATTTCTATACCTAATAAATTCAATTGCGTTTTCCACAATCTCGTATTCCGTATCAGGATCGTCTCCTCCAGTTATTGAATTTTCATTAGTTACTGATTGTAGATACGTAAGTGGTACAAAAAAACTATTAACTGAATTTTTTGGTAAATTATAAGCTTGTCCTTTATTTTCGGCTTTTATATTAGCGTAACCAAAAGTTTCACCAGCAGGAATAGTTACAGATTCTGTTGTATAAAAATTATGCTCATTATTACTTACTAGGAAATTATTAGGTAAAGTCCACGATGATGCGATCGCGGTAGATAAAGTGAATTTAATCTGTCCTGTAGCATACTCCCCTTCATTAACAGTTAACCCTACTATTTCTAATAATTTAATAGCTAACGCTTTAGGTAATTTATTGACGTAAAAAAGTAATTCTGCACCTGCTACAGCTTGCCCTTCAATTAAAGATCTTATAGGGCTATGTAGGGAAAAATCATTTAATAAGCCATTAGAAACTTCTTCTACTTTAAGTAAACAATTTTCTACTAACTGTTCTTCAGTTCTTGGATCTAGCGTAGGAACTGGTATTAACTCTGCCATATTGTTTTACCTTCATAAGACACTTTTACTATCAGCTCACCTTCATCGTTTGGTACTGTTGTAATTTTTATATTTGCATTTACCTGAGAAGCAATATCTTCTGCTATCTCTGTTGCTTCAATATTATCAAAAATAGAATAACGAGATCCGTATCTTGGTCGCATTAGTCTCTCTCTTTTTTTTGTTAAAATAACAGATCTAATTGCATCTCTTGTTAGATCTTTTTCTCCATAACTTAATAATAATGAGCCGTTTTCTGTTCGTTCGATTGGAAAAGTTAGTCCAATTTTTCTAACCATTGTCTTGCGTAGCCCGCTATCAAAGAAGCTTTATCCATCCCATTTATAATACGTCTTGCACTCAAAAAGTCACATCTTTTATCATTTATATATTGATCTAATTTTGCGCCTGTAAAAGTTCCGTTTTTAAATCCGTGCACTAATATAAAAGCGGCAATATTAGGTTCGAGGGCTCTGTGTTTTTCTTTTACTAAATCAATTCCGATAATATCACTATATTTTTTATAATTTGCCTTCCATGTTAACTGAACATATCCTCTTCCATAATACGGAGCATATCTTTTAGTACGCCCTCCGTATTCTTCAATTGGTTTGTATGTGCCAGCAGTTTCGTGCCTCACTGTGGCTAAAATATAAGCTATTTGCCTTTTATCAGTAATTAATTGATCGTTACATTCTTGTTTTATACGATCAATATCTGATAGAAAAGATTGATTTTGTTTAGAGAATAAATCATTTAATTTTTCCCAGGTAGTATCACCAACTACAGTAGGATATTGTAAATTGTTATTTCTCTTGAAAGCCGCTAGAGCTTTTAATGTTTGGTCGCCTACAATGCCATCAATAGCACCTAAGTAATAACTGTGATTTTTTAGTGCTTCTTGAATTTTTTTTACTTCAGCTTTATATTCTCGTTCTTTATTTTTAGGTGGTTTTAAATTTAAATCTATTGCCATATCTAATTAATCTCTATCTATAATTGCGCATGCACATAGAGTTATGTGGTCACTTTTTTGTATTTAATATATAGCGCGCTATGTTTAATACAAAAAAGTGACCACATAGTTAGATATCAAGATCGAATACTTTGTCTGTTGGTTCTTCGATCCATTCTTCGGTATCGTTAGTTAGATTGTTTTTATACTTATGCGACGGACCCACGATAACTATACGCATAGCTGGTTTACCATCTGGTGCAATTACTACGGTAGCCTTACCTAATCGAGCTGAAGAAACTACAGTGTCAAAAAATTTTTCCAGTTTATTGATCTTTCCCATTAACCAAGTTAGTAGGGAAATTGTGCCCACACTTGTATATGGTTCGATTTGTTTTAAAAAATCAAGTGTTTGATTAGGTTCGGTCATTATAAAAATATGTTAATAATTCGTAATATACTCTGCTAGTTTAATATGTTTTTTATAAATAGCGCTAGAACAATTAACGTAAAAGTAACAAAAAGTTTAACTATATTGTATGAAATTTACAGAGTTACGGACACAGTTAGAGAATTGGCTTGAAAAAGAAACAAGATTGGATAAATGGTCGATAGACACACCAGAAGCGCTTTATACAGAAATAAATAACAAGCTTTATCCAACCAATACAATACAAACAGTACGAGTAAAAGCAGTTGACTACTTTAAAGATAGGGACACTACCAGATTAATATTTGATTTTTTTATAACTTATAGATTTGAAGGTTCAAGATCTATAGAGGTAGAAATACCTATCAATCAGATAGAAGGCTTATTACTACAAATACATAGGCACTTTGAGAAACAATGGAGTGGATTTAATGAGGATATTACTAGTGCGAAAGGATTAATTAACAAAGATTTAATACAAATAACAAGAGATGGTGAAGAGTTTGATGATTGGTTGGTAACTGGAGGATTAAGTTTCAGCCTGGATGTGCTTATAGAAGATGAGGATTTTCCTGACATTAATCCACCAAACCCTGAAGATCCTGACGTTGACTTTAAGTCTTTGAGCATCCGCACTTATAGGTCGATAAGGTTCCCTGTGAGCGTTGTCGAGGCGCAGTTAGATAAAGATTTTATAAAGGAGTGACTTAAGAAAACATGCCTGCAAATATACCGTTGTCAAGTGTGACGGCACCCGGGACTTATATTTTTGAGCAGTCAGGAGGATTTACTCCTGTAGCGATCGCGCAATTTTACACTACTTATATGATAGGAACTGCTTCACAAGGGGAAGACTTTGAGCTGACCCAAGTAGTAAATTATGAAGATTTTATAAACGTATTTTTTGCGTCTCCTTGTGAAGCAGCAGTAAAGCTTTGGTTTGCTAATGCAAAAACATACGGTGCACTTTATTTTATCAAAGTTCCTGATAATACTGATGCGTCGTTTTTTGAAGGATTAGAGCTATTAGCATCAGACGAAAACCTACCGCTAGGATTTATACTTTTACCAGAAGTAGGGGAACTAGCAGATATAAATAGCATCCAAAATATTTATAATAAAGCACGCGATATCGCTGAAATTACAGATTTCGTTGCCTTACTTGATTTTCCCAACATAAAATTACCTACACTTGGTAATAATTCCTACAATACTTTTACGAATTACTTAACTGAGATAGCAAATAACGGTATTGGTTATGATGGTTTGGGTCACACAGCGCTTTTCGCACCATACTTAGTGGATTTAGAAGATAATACTGTATCACCCTCTGCTGCTGTCGCGGGGATCGCTATGGCACGTTACGCCAAAGAAGGTCTACAACAACCACCAGCAGGAGTTAAGTATGCTCTGCGTGGTGTAAAAGGTGTGAATTACAAATTCACACAAGTCCATCAAACTGCGCTTAATCCACAAGGACTTAACTTAATCAGAATTTTACACGGATACGGACCAGTAGTTTGGGGTTCCAGAAGCTTAAGTAAAAATCCATACTACAAATTCATAAATACGCGCATTATATTCAGTGTACTGAACAGAACGTTAGCGGGTGCATTTGATGGAGATATTTTTAGTGCGATTGACGGACAAAACATCCTAATGGGACGGATCGCCGAGACGGCTAGACAAATATGCCACCGTCTCTGGCAAGCTGGTGCGTTTTTTGGTAATACGCCACAAGAGGCATTTTTGTGCGTTTGCGACTTAACAAACAATACCGCTTTAGATTTAGAAGATGGTAATTTACGCTTAGATGTTTTCGCGGCACCAGTACCAACACTAGAAAAATTACTAGTTTACAGTACTAGAGTACCATTGGGATATTTAGCAGCTCTTTCAGCAACCACACAAGAATCTACAGTTACTCCAGTTGAAGTTCCACCTAACGACCAATAATATATAAAGAATATTTACAGATATGCCAAAAATCAAAGCAATCAGCAAAGCAAATTACCGAGTAACAATTGCAGGAAGATCTGCATTTTTTACTACTTTTTCAGGGATTAATGAAACAAGAGGTGTAAGTAAATATTCGGATGGACAATCTAACAGATCTTACTCTCTACCTGGTGGAATGACGAGCCTGGAAGATGTTACGTTAACCAAGCCTTTTGATATTGAGAAAGATAACGATCTCGTCCAGCAGCTAAGTTATTTGAAAAATACAGATGCCGACAATTTGAACATTACAATTACCCCAGTAAAATCTGATGTTAATGGATCAACTATCGGAACAGTTTATACACTTTATAATTGCAAAATTACAAGATTGAAATTTGGAGAATTAGATCGAAATAGCTCCGATCCCTCAATGCTTGAATTGTCTTTTTCTTATGATGATTGGGGTTAAATTTTAATATGAAATTTCCTAATACAGCTAGTATTTTAGCTATATTAGCTTTATCAGGTGCTGTGTATTTTAGCTTGATAGATGTCACTAATAGATACAAATCTATCGATCTTTTTACGACAACAATTACGTTATATTTTGCGGCTTTGAATAGAGAAAATAAAAATGACTAAATTAATAAGTAATACTCTAGATAGTAACTTTTTTAAACTTAGAGAACCTTTAATTAAAGACTTAGAAGAAATTGAAGAGATTCTAGGAGAAAAAAGAAATAAAGTAAAAGCAATGTTGGTATTTTTTTCACAACTTTGTACAAAATGGTACGACAACGAAAATACACAAGGTAAAGCGGTTTCTGTAGAAGAATTAGAGCAGCTACCACTAAAACAATTTAAAACAATCTCAGAGGGATTAGAATTTTTTCGCGACGAACTTATGTTTTAGTGAGACTGGTCATTTATTTTTTACAGTAGAAAATAGACAAGTTTGTCGGAGGTTACTACTAAGAAATCTATTAGCTTGCTGTGGCGGAGATTACAACGATTTCTTTTTATCAGCTCTTAATCTACCTATTTTCAGAGTAATTGAATTAATAGAAATTCGTACTGAATATCTAGAACTTTTAAATTTTAAGGAGTAATTATAAATTGGTAGCTAACCAAATACTTTTTAGTTTGGATACGGTTGATAATTTTTCTGGGATATTATCAAATATTGATAATATGCTTCATGGAATTATTGGTAATAGATTGCCAAGTTTAGGTCAAGTTTTTAATAGGGTTTTAGACGGAATTGGTCGTCAAATAAAAGATCAATTTGAGCAAGTGAAAGAGCTCGAGGTAACAACTTTAGCAGCAGCTTCTGTACTTTCTGGTACAGCAAAAATATCCTTTTCTTCCGCACAAGAAGAGATAAGTGAAATTTACACAGATTTAACAAAACTTGCAGCAAAATTACCTGGTGTAAGTAAAGAGTACGAGATGATGGCTTCTTCAATAAACGACACAGTAATTGAAGCCTTCAAAGGAAAAAACGGACAACCTTTTGATACAGAAGGGTATAGAAAAGCAATTGTAGAAACTTCAAAAAACTTTGAGCTTTTAGCAAAAATCAATTACGTACCACTTAATTCAGCTATGATTTTTGCTCAAAGTTTTCTTGAAGGACAAGTATTCAAACAATCCGCTTTTAACAAACGTGCACCTGCTTTCTTAAATGCTGTCGAGTCTCTCTTAAGCGAGCAAGGTTTAAAAATCGAAGATTTGAAGAAACTTGATGAAAAATCTCGGATTCAATTAGCTAATTTAGCTGCACAAAAATTAATAACTCCAGAAGCACTTACCGCTATAGGTAAAAGTATTGATGGGCAAATTGCTGAGTTTAACGATCGACTTTTTTCTCCTAGATTTGGAATTTTTGGGTGGCTTAAAGATGTAGATCCAATAAAAAAAGGTGACCAGACTGTTGCGTCCGCGATCGCACGGTTGTTAGAAACTTCTATAGATTTAGTGAACAAGACTGGCTCTTCTTTTGCTACACAAATTGGAGCTACTGTAGATTCTCCGTCTTCGTTTTTATATTCAATTATTGAATCTTTATCTGATGGTATTAAATATTTATTAAGCTCAGGAAATATTTTTAGTTCTTTACCCGATTTAATAAAAAATTTAAATATTGCTGAATTTACGCAAACATTTTTTGCCAGACCAATGCAGGCTCTTATTTCTAATTGGTCTGGTTTTATAAAAAATTTAAACTACGCTGATTTAGGAAAAAGTTTCGGTCAAGGTTTTAACAAACTTATAGAAGGTATATTTGTATTTTTTCGTAATACAGATTGGCGCTCGGTGGCTGACGGTATGGGGAAGATGTTAACGGGAACCTTTACCGTTATTGAATCTTTTTTACGTACGGTAAATTGGGGCAATGTAGTTATAGTTTTAGCTGAAATTTTAGAAACTGCCCTTTTAAGTATTTTCCGCATTATATTTTCTTTTATTAAAGAGCGCGCGATCGCTTCCATTATTTGGTGGAAAGATCCTTTAAATTGGATTGGAAATGCTCTAAATCCAAATAATCAGTTATCAGAATCCCAGCAACAACAATTAAATAAAACCACTTCAAATTTTGGTAGTCAGCTTCACAATGATTTAACATTTGGTATTTTGAAAGAACCAACAACAAAAATTGAACCTTGGGATATTACCAATCCAAACTATCGCAATCCAAATTCCCAACCAGGATGGGATACACTTGCACCAACAATAAATAAGATGGGAGAAGCACAATTTAATACGATCCCGTGGGATCTGAAAAATCCTACTAAAAAAAATGACCAGTCTTCTGGTTTTTCACCGACTATCAACGTCGCTTACAATGGTGACGAGCAAGATTCAGAAAGATTAGCACAAAAAATAATGATCCATCTAGAGCAAGCCTGGGATCGTTACCAGCTCGCTTATCTAGCTTAAATCCTATCGGTACATCGTAGAAAATACTTAGGATTATGTTAAGCTAAATATAAGAGATAAATCCTCGTATCGTGCCTAAGAGTGCTTCCTTTCATCGATTGGCTTTGAGCTTAAGGATTCTGACGATACAGGTTCTCTAGAAAGTGTGGTCACTTTTTTGTGTTATATATAGCGCGTTGTTTTTATAAAAAAAAGTGACCGCCTCGGAAGCCTCCTCTTAATATATGGAAAATTTATTTGCATCTCTATCCCGAATAAAAAAAGATGGCTATATTCCTCATGCGTTATTAGCTGTGTGTACAAATAACGAGGACCCAGACAATAAACGAAGGATAAAGGTAATGCTGCCTCAACATGGCGGTAAAATTGAAAGTGACTGGCTCTATAGGTTTCAGGCAGCCCCCTACCTCGATCAACCACTGCCTGAGACTGGGCAGACAGTGCTGGTATTTTACGTAGAGGGAAATCCACACAAAGGAATTTACTTGGGCATTTGTACAAATGCCCCAAATCCACCTTTAGATAAAATGAATAAGCAAAAAGACTATCACCATTTTGTTAAAGGTAATATCAAAATTGAAAGCGCTCAACATACAATAACTTTATCAAATGGTAAAGCTAGCATCATAATGCATGATAATGGACACGTAGAAATAGATGCTGTTTCGTTAACTGTAGGGGGTAAAGAGGTAATTACTATAGGTTCTATTGATACTGATGGTGATACAAATATTACACGTGGTTGGTAGAATAGAATATAATATAATATAAATGCATTACAAATACATATAAGTTTATGTAGTCCGATCTATAATATATTATAGATCGGACATTATTAAGAACTTAATAATTAGAAATTAGCAACTCGAAAACATTACCACGTTTATTTGGATCGGAATTTATAGATCGCCGAGCACACACTCTTTCTATTTTATAATCCGAGAAAATATCCCAGATAAATTCAGTATCAGAATTAGAGAGAAGAAATTTTACATCATTTTTAGTTAAAGTATCGCAAATATTTTATGAACCACCCCGACTTTTGAGAAGTCGGGGTGGTTCATCTACGCTTAGCTAAAGAAGCCAGGATATAGCGAAGAGCATCCAATTCGTGATCATCTTGATTTTCGGCTACTTTATCGGTTATGTTGCCATCGCGATCGATCTTTCTGTGATAGCTTGCTATCTTGTCTGGTAATTCTTTTATTTTATCACTTACGTATAATTTATTAGCCCAGAAATAGTTGTTTATTAAATCGTTACCTTCTTCGATTTTGTTATATGCGGCGACCGTAGTTTCTAACCCGTGGATGTTTTTTTCGATTCCAATTTCACGTATATCTTTGATAACAAGTGGTCTTGAGGGATCTACGTAGATTCTGTTAGCATTGTAAAGTTTTGCCCATTTTTCTATAAGTGCATAGACAGTAGAAAGAGGCACGGGAGTTTTTTGATCTCCTAATCGATTTGACTCGATTATAAAAAATTCACCGAGAGTATTTTTTCCTACCACAACAATAGCGGGATTGATATCGCCACAATCGTGCCCAATCCAATAATCGGTTAGGTTTTTGTTATCGCAGTTTACAATGTGCTTTATCGGATCAAATTCGCTAAATATTTGCCCTTCAAAATTAGTGAAAGAGGCATAGTATTCTTGCTCAAAAAGTCTGGGTGATAGAATTAGACGGCGTTTTTCTACTTCGGTTTTATCAACAAAAGGATTAGTAATCGTTGCGTAATTGAAGGATTGCCAATCGGGATCAAAGGATTGCCTATTAAAAAGCCCATAGAGATGGTTTAATTTGCCTTTTGGGGTTCCCGTAAGTAGGGCGCTGCTTCCTTCTGTATCAGCCATTGCAGGCACGATAACGCTATCAAATATATCTGGCTTCCAATCTTGAATTTCATCAGCTCCGATATGCAAAATTCGCAGACCGCGTAAGCGATCTCCATTTTGATCGTTAGCCCCAGCAATCACAATTCTAGGATAGCGATCGCGGACCCATCGAATAGTGAAGTCGGATTGATTTATATCGCGAACAATTGGACATCCTTTAAGTAAATTAACCAAAGGTGCCCAAAGAATTTTCTTAGCCTGTTTCAAGGTAGGTAAAACCCCTACAATCGTCTGGGGAACTGTAGGATCTACTGTCCCTTCAAATGTTAAAGCTTTGTACAATAACTTAGTAATTTGTAAGCGAGATTTGCCCCATCTCCGCCCACAAACCAAAACTTTAAATTTACTATTACTGTGAAAAACTTCGGCTTGTTTTTCGTGTAGAGGTAGGTTGAATCCTTCAAATTTAGAGACCATTATTCAATTTTTTATTAATAAGATCTAAGAAAGCGGGAAACCACCCATACATTAAACAATCGTGTTCCTCTTCATACCATTCGTTCAAATGTTTTTCGATTTCATCACTAGTAGCTACTAGTTTATAATTTTCGTCTAAGCCTCCGTTATGCAAACTTAAATCGCCTTCTTTTGCTTCAGATTTTTCGCAAAAAATACCACCAATTGTTATTGCAAAAACTGCTTTATTAGAAGGGTATTGGAATGTCTTTATTGCTTGTTTGAGATATACCATAGATTGTCTTTTTCTTTTTTACCTATGTGTTGTTTAGGTGAACTACCTCGTTCATTATACCATTTACGTATAATTCACTATAACAAATCTTAATAATTTTGCCATAAAGGTTAAGACGTGGTCACTTTTCTGTATTATAAACAGCGCGCTATATATTAAACACAAAAAAGTGACCACGCTTAAGAAGCGCTTCGTACATGCTAGAAGGATTTATTTACGCTGTATTACTGGATAATTGTATAAAAGTAGGGTTCACGACGAATATGGCGGCGCGGCTGCGTTATTACGAGACTGGAAATATACGCACAGAGATTTTGTACCGATCGCCAAAACAATTTCCAATATCTAGAGAAAAAAGATTTCACAAACTGTTAAATAAGCGCTCAATACATGGTTCTCGATTAAGAGAAAAATATCCAATTGAAGCTAAAGAAACAGTTTTAAGGGTGCTAGAAGCTGAGTTTGGTATTAATGTGAACAAAGGAGCATGTGCACAATTAGATAGTAAATCAATACAAAAAAATGCAGATAATTCCAATTAGTTATCCCGAAAAAATTGACGCAATTAAATTAAATATAGAGCACCCAGAATATCAATATTGGTACCCAACTTGGATAAAAATCGACGATTTAATCAAAGGAGGGATATCGATGGAGGATAAGAAAAGAGAATATATTGTACCGCGTCCAGGAGAAGATAGAGAAATATATGAATTGAGATTGCGCAAATTTGTCTATACACCGTTGTTAGGATCAATAATAAAAGATTACACTACAAAATTAGTTTCTGCTCCTTTGCATGTAGAAGGTGCAAAAGGAGATTGGTGGGATAAATTTAGGCAAAAAGTAGACGGAAAAAACGAGACAGAAAAAGGCTTATTAAACAAGCTTTTTATGCAGCTTTTATGTTTTGGGACTTCTTATATTTTTGTTGATAAACCTACCTCTGAATATGATTTTTTAAATAGAGCACAGGAAGAGATTATAGGCAATTCTCCGTGGGTAAATATTCTATCCCCTTTTTCTGTGATTAATTGGTCAGAAAATAAAAACGGGGATTTGGAGTGGGCAATTATCCGTTACTCACGGATAAAATCATTACCTTTAGAAAAGCCAATAGTAGAAAACGAGTGGGTGATTGTCGATCGCTACAAGATCGTACGCTATTTTATTGATACGGAAACCACGATCGCTACCAAAATATCAGAAGTAGAGCATGGTTTAGGAAAATTACCAGTGCTTAAATACAAACTTTCAGATGAACTTTATACAGGCAATCAAGCTTATTTAAAAGCTTTACAGTATCTTCAAATTGAAAATGCCTGGACGGATACCGCAACAATTGCAGGATATGTGCAGCGCGTTTTTACGCCATTAGACCAACAACCAGACGATGATTTTAACAACACTTATACTTCTACTGATGAGTACGTAGAGTCAATAAAATCAGGTAATAGCCATATTCTCGTAGGTAAAAGCTTTGAATTTAATGAGATTAACGGTGGTAGCTTGAAAACAATCTCTGAGTCCGTATTGGACGCGATCGAAACACAGATAAAGAATATTGTAAGCTTGGGAAATGTATCGGCTAACAAAGGAATTCTTCAGCAATCTGGAGTCTCTAAAGGTTACGATTATAGTCAGATTGCGGATTCAATGCGTGCGTACGGTCAGATTTTAGTTGCTGCCTGGCAAGAGGTACTTCAGCTTGTAGGTGAATCTTATAGTATGCCCGAGTGGGATAAAATAAGCGTTTCTGGATTTGACAGCTTTGAGGTGGATGCCTTAGATGATTTACTTAATAAATCAGAGGCGATCGATAAAATTGCCGATTTTCTTGGTGATACAGCTTTAGCCCTTTGGTACAAGAAGATCCAAGCTGCTATGCACCGATCGGCATCTATCTATGAGCTTGAAGAGATGAATAAAGAAATAGATATCTTGTTTGAAGAAATGCGCAACCAGGATGAAAAACGCTCTACAGAAAATGTCAAAAAAGATGAATCAGACCTAGATATTGATGCTTTCTTAAGTGAGATGTCTGCTTAATTTCACTTCTCGCTATTGGTACTGTAGGTTATTTCCTTATACGTAGGTGATATAATTAAAGCGCAACCTATAAGTATTGACTTACCGATAGGTTGCTAACATATTCACCTACTATCTCTAGGAGATACACTATGGAAAGTTTATCAAAATTCCAGTTCGACAATCAAGAAATTCGTTACTTTTTGCTTGAAGACGATATACCTTGGTTTTTCTTAAAGGATATCACTGTCCTTTTAGGGTTGCGTGATATTCCTGATATCTTTTATAGATTACCAGACAACCACAAAAAAAACTATCGTTTTGAACGGGACATCTAAAAAAGACAGAAACCAACCTTTAGTTAATGAAAACTGGTTGATAACTGTATTATCAAGCTCGAGAAAAAAATATCAGATGAATTGTTAAAATCTGTGTTTACTGATGTATTACCTGGTATTAAAAAGACTGAGGAAATAAATACTGTAATTGACGAAAACAATAAAGAAACAGGTGATTTAGATGTTGATATAGACGATATAGAGATTATAGTAAACGAAGAAACAGGAGAATGTTTCGCTTCAATTAGCGCTTTAGCGAGGATGTGCCGAAGAAACGAATCTACAATTCGTAGTTTTTTAACCTCGCGAAATATTTGGGGAGATGAGGCTAAAATCCTTACCAGTACTGGGATGAAAACCTCGCGAATGTTTAACGAAAAACAAGTGTTTCAGACCTTAGCGGAGTACAATACCGAGCTCTTAATTAAGTGTGCGGAGGTAGGAATAAGGGTATATTTGCATAGATTAGCAGGCTTTACTTTTCAAGTAAAACAACGCCCTCAGCAACAACAAACGCAACCTCAATTGCGAACAAGAGACTCAGTTGCCTATATTGATGCCGCAGAAAAACTCAAACAACTCGAAAAAACTGGTTTTTCTGTTGCACTCATTCAACTGCTTCAAGATAATCTGGGAGACGAACTAGCTACAAAGCTTGATAAATCTACAATAGCTCCTACTACTAAACGCCTCGTAGGAGTAGCGCAACGTGCAGAAGAGCTAGGACTCCCAGTGACCTTAAAGAACAGGTCTGCATTAGGCAAATTTGTAAAAACCGAAGGATTGGTAGGTACCACTGAAAGCAGACTGTGTAACGGTACATTGCGACCAATATGCGTTTACGAACAGTCGGAAATTCTTGATTTCGCTATCAGGAAATTCTTTGAAACCCTGTAGGGGGTAAGGGTTCTAAAAGAACCTATAAAAAAAGATCGGGATTCTTATCTTAATGTCGGCAGAAGCCCCTCGCTACACCGTCCGAGGAGTTTAAGGGAATCGGCAACGGTTAGCGGGGGATGATGTGCTATAAATGGTAATATAGAATTAATTGATAATCTAGGGTCAATGCCCGAGTGGTTAAAGGGGGTGGACTGTAAATCCACTGTAATCTTGCTTCGTTGGTTCAAATCCAGCTCGACCCATCCATCACTGTGATATTACAGTCAGTTCTCTTCTAATTAAGTTACATTATTTCTAATTAGAAGCATAGATCTAATTACCTAATAAAGAGTTAAATTAGATCACTACTTCTAAATACAGACAACAGTGATAGATCACATTGGATCGAAGATATTGAGAATATAATCACGATCGCCATCAGAAAGCCATTGATCGTACGATATGGATTCATCGTCGATGTAGACATCCATATCTCCCTCCTGAAAGTATCGAGAAAACTCTGAACTATCTATCACATCTGAATTATCATAATCTAAAGGGAAATCTAAAATAGCATTATCTGGGATGCCTCTTATAGCTATTGGTTTTCCTTTGGAATTGTAAATGACCCACTGCAAGCTTGAGCTTTGCTCATCAAGCCCATTTAAAGTTACACCTTTTACTTTATATTTCTGAGTTTTTACTATTCTTTTACTACCATCACTGTACGTAAAAGTTACTTCCGTTGCTTTAGCTGGTATTGTAGCGATTTCCATAATTACAACTCTTTTTTTTTCTGTACTCTCATTATAACCTTAGAAATCCCAACCATCAATAGCATCAGCAGTATTGTAGGCAGTCACTCCAGCTTCAAAGAAGTTTGTTTTTGTACCTCCACTACTGCTGATATCTGCAATATTATCTAAATGCTTATATGGGTTGCTCACCTTCTCATAAATCTCCCCTATTCCTATAGCGATCGCACGGGTATTAACCAACCATTTAGTATAATTTTCTATACTTTCTTCAGTTACTCCCAGAAAATCCTTGCAGATATAATGAGACCATTTTATCTCCTGTTCACACGCTTCTCTGAAAATACCTTTTATTATCTCTACATCTCCTTTTACATTAAATATATTATTTTTCAAAGCCTCTAACAATAAATTTTGATACAAAACCACATGGGTTTTTTCGTCTCTGTGAATCAATTTTATAATATCAGCAGTTGCGGACATACTTTGTCTAAACGCTAATGTATAAAACACAATAAACCCGTTGTAAAAATACAAACTCTCTAATACATAATCTGCTACTAAAGCTATGAAATAATGAAAATCTGACTCGAAAGTAACATAATTATTATATAAATTTGCGATGTATTCACATCGTTCTTTTAGTATAAAATTAGTCTGGCAAAAATTATAAATACTCTCTCTTTCTTCGATTGGTATTACAGTTTCAATCACATATTGATAGCTTTCATTGTGCATAGCTTCTTGTGATAATTGCTCTGCTAAGCATAATTTTATTTCTGGTGCAGTTATTTTTTGTATGATATTTGGAATATTATTTGTCTGGATACTATCTAAAAAAGTCAAATAGCTAAGTATCCCTTTATAAGTTGTTTTTTCAGCATTAGTTAACGAATTAAAGCTTGTTACATCAGGGGTTAAATCAACTTTTTGTGGTATCCAAATATTTTGCCTCATCTGCCTATATAGAGCAGTTGCCCAGTTATATTTGATGTCGTTTAACCTCATAATATGGTCAGTATCACCTTTCCAGATCCGCTTTACTTCTTTTTCTACTCTGTTGTCATATACTAAATTTTTTAAGGTCATTGTTTTTTCTCTGCTTTTTCTAATGCTAATTTCTGCTTTTGTTCTGCTTTTTCTAATACTAGTTTCTGTTTTTTCTCTGCTTTTTCTAGTGCTAGTTTTTTCTTTTGTTCTTCTTTTTCTAATACTAATTTTTGTTTTTGTTCTGCTTTTTCTTCTCTAGTTAGCGTTTTTTCTTTTTCTCCAGATGCTTCTGATAACCACTGTAATTGATCTTTTCCGTTTAGTTTAGTTTCTTTATTATACTCTTTTAATTTATTCCAACTATCTTTATATTTTTCTATTTTAGTCTCCCAGAGTTGCTGTACCACATCTCTACTTAAGTGCTCTTTTTTCGACACATCTAGCTTCATTCTTTTGTCTATTTCACTCGCTATTTTTTTAGCTTCATCTTTGTAATATTCTCTCCAGAAATTCTCTCTGTACCAATCGTGCCAAGCTCGATCTCTATACTGTTTCTCCACTTTTTCCATTGGAGATTTATATGTTTCAGATCCATTTTCATCAAGTAAAATACCATAAATTGTATCGTTTTCTTTTTTAGCTATTAGTCTAGTTGGTAATCCATACTGTTTTACCGCATTTTTTGTTAATTTACCTTCTGGTGTTGTTAATTCTTCATATTTTAAACTACTGCTTAAATCTAAACCTTTTGGATGATTTAGCTCAAACGCTCTCCTATTTTTTACATCATGCGCGTTACCAGGTAAAAGTACGTAGTCTTGTTCACCTTTTTCTATATCAATACCATGAATCATCTTTGGATATAGAGGATTGGTGGGTAATTTTATATCCTCAAAATCTTTAACCAATCTTTCAAATCTTTCTTTTTTTTCTTTAATTGTTTTTAAAGTAACTACTTCTTCTTCATATCTATTAATTATTTCTTTGAAATTATCTTTTGCCCACTGATTTATATGGTGTAATTGCGTTACACCTTCTTTCCTATTTCCTAATACTCTTGGATCTATCACACCATGATTAGTTTTCTGCCACTGTAATCCTTTTGCTGGTATGTTTGACTCTACAATTGAAGTGATTTCTACTAGTTGATTGATTAAAGTTTCTGATTTTGCTTTACTATAATCTTTTCTAAAAGAAGGTACACCGTAAGTTTTTACTCCCGCTAATTCAATTACACCTTTATTAGTATTTAAGGCTACTACTTCGCCATCTTCTAGTTTTACTTTATATTCAAAATCGTCAGTTTCTGTTCTGTTAAATCCGTATTTGTGATCCCCTTTATCTGAATTCTCCCAGAGCGCAAATTTACCATTTTCTATAGTTGCTGAAGTTTTAGCTACAGGTTCCGCTATCTCAATTAACGGTTTTATTTTTGCTATTCCTTCTTTATCTATTCTTATTGAATCTAATCCGTAATCTTTTAATACTTTTCTCCTCTCCTCTATTTGGGCTTTTGTGTATTTAGTCTTTTTCGTATCATTGAGTTCATTAGTTTCTACATTGATAGTGGTTGAATTATCTGTAGATTCTGTAATAGTTTTCTCAGGCTTTTTATAACCTAAATGTTCTAATTTTGCATCCTTAGATTTGATCTTTTTGTATATACGTAATTCTTCGTTTGTTGATTTATTTTGTAAAGAAATTGACTCTTGTCGTTCCCTCTCTTGTCGTTCCCTCTCTTTACGTTCTATTTCTTCTCTTTCTTTTTGTTGTTTTTCTGCCTCGTTTATTAATTTATAATTTTTTACTTTTAAGGGCTTATCGTGATAAGCAGAATTTAAAACAGCAATAAATCTTTTTTGCTGTAACGGTGTTAATTTATTGAATTTTTCTCTAAATTTTGGATTTTTTAATTGCGATCTCAGTTTATCTTTTGCTGTTTTCGGATCGTCTGGGGTTTCTATAAACCGACCGTTGCTCCCTCTTGGATGTAATTCTGCTCTAAATCTGTGCCTTTTATATGGCGCTTTACCACCACCAGCTACACTGGCTCTTATATTTGCTGCCGATCTTTGCCGCATTATTCTTAGCGTAAATATTTAATGTTTCTATATGTGCAAATGCATATATATAAAGGCACTAATATTTACTTTAGATCTATCAAATTTTATGGTTGATGATTCACCTTCTTTAATTGATAATTCGGAACCAACTAACACTAATCCACCACAACAAAATTTAAAATTAGAGAGCAATCCAGAACCAAATTCTGAATTAATTTCTGCTCTTACCTCTAAAATTGAAAGGATTGAAAAAGAACGCGATAAAGAACGCGAACTCGCACGTTTATCAAGACTCGACACCACTTTATTATCTAAATTTTCAGAATTAAATATTCTCCAACCTCAGGCTTTTTTAGATATCTTCTTACGAAGAAATAATCCTGATTCTTTAAAGGAAACTTCCAATGGCTGGTTAACTAAAGATGGTCGTGGAATTGACGATCTTGTTAATGAATTGATTGATAGCGATGTTGGTAAATTATTTCTTCCGCCTTCTCCTTCTAAAGGTTCTGGTATACGGATACCAGAGCAACCTTTACAAAACAACAGTTCTGTAAATTCTCGCCCAGATTATGGCAAGCTCCTACAAGCTGCTTATTCTTCGCGCTATTCTACTAACTAACAGGTATAAATTACTATGACAGACACATTAAATCCACTGGGCATTCTTACAATGATGATCGCTGATGAGATCGCCCAAACACAATTAGTCAAATACCGCACGCTCTCACAATTACCTAGGGGGATTTGCCATCAGACCCAGATTAAATGGTCTGCGGAAATCTCTCAACCGTCTATTTCGGCTAAAGATGTAGATGAAGATGCGATCGCCAACACTACGGCTGAGATCGAACCTGCAACGCTCAATATCGGGCAAACCGCCTTCACACACTCTTTTAGTGTGAATTTAGTCGATCTCGAGCAAGCTATGAATACCGCGCCATCAGCAGTTCAGAATTTGTTCTCTGCTCATTTACGTAGAGGTTTGACAAAAATTTTACGTGAATTTAACAAAGCTATCTTTAACGGGGATGGTACCAAAGCTAAAGCTCGTGTTGTAGGTCTCGAAAGAGTTATTGATAATGCGTCAGCTTATGCAGGTGTAACTGCTACTGACTGGGAGTCTTACGTAAAAAATGTAAACTTTACAGGTTCCATCGACACGGAATTTACTACTAGTATGCTCCGCGAATTTGATAAAGAAATCATGATCCGTGAGACTGATTACGATCTGATCATCACTTCTCCTGATGTCGCTTTGGCTTACGCAGCTTTATTTGATGACAAACGCCAGATCTTCACTAATCCTGGAATGCCTAATGCTGAATTAGCTCTTTCCATGTTGTCTTGGAATGGTCGCCCGATTCTTGAAGACCCTCACTGTACTCCTAATACTATGTATTTTTTGGATACAAAAGACATCACAGTTCACACCTACGCAATCAAAGAATCTACGTCCGTGGAAAACTTAGTCTTCAAAATTAAAGAACTGACTACTCAAAATATGTATGCTGACAAATACGAATTGGGCGTTATTCCACAATTGCAAGTCTTTAATCGCCGATCCGTAAACGCAATCAAATTCGTTCCCGTATAATCTTGCTGGTCATTTTTTTGTATTAAACATAGCGCGCTATATATAAACACAAAAAAGTGACCACACATTTAACTAGGTATTTATGACACTTGTACCCGATAAAAGCTGGATATTACTAGGATACGCAAGCACACCTTCTAACTGGATTAGCGAGCGCGCGCCTTTGGTAGTAGAGGAAATAGAGAAAATTATTACGGAGATTTCTACCCTCGACCAAAAAATCGAAAACTTATTGACTGACGGAATGGCTACAAAAATTGGGTCAATTGATGTCGACTTTAAAAATCACCGACGACGTTTGTTATCGCATGGCAACAGCTTGCTTCTGTTGCTTTCTTCCCTTGTCGAACAACCTATAAAGTTTAACAAATATTCACAAACCACACTTAATAAACCTATATCACTTTTAAATTATTGGTAAATTACTTATGCGCCTACGTAACTACCGATCGCCAATAAATAAAGCTGTGCGCCGAGCTGCCAGAGAAACTCTTCAGTATGCCATTGGACAAATTTCTGACAAAACCCCAGTACGTACTGGAGCCTTAAAAAGGAATTGGTCTGGTCATGAAATTAATAATAGATTGTACGCAGCAAACAAACAGCATTATGCTGCCTATGTAGAATACGGTACGAGTAGATTCGTAGGGAGGCGGATGGTCTCTCGCAGTATACCCGCAATAAAAAAATTCTACTCAGATAAAGTTACTTCTTATGTGATTTCTTCTATATGGGGCTCTTAAATAAATTTCAGGAATTACATAAAAACTTGAGTGAATTAAATGAAAAATTTGAGGTTCCTACGTACCGTCAAATTTCTGTACTAAATCGCCAAAATAATACAGCTATTGTTTTTAAAGGAATCGTGCACAAAGTCCGATTAAGCCAGGTTGGTCACTTTTTAGATGAGAATCTAACATTAACTAAAAACGATCTGGTAATATCCGAAGTATCAAAATCCTGGGCATCTCGAGAAGACTTAACGGGCGATTATTCAATTGAAGGAATAGCGGGATCGGGCATTTTATTGTGGTTAGACGACAACAATTATATAACAAATACCTTATACGTAAGGATTCTAGCCGATAGACAACGACGTTAAATGATGACAATAAGCTGAAATACAATGGTCACTTTTTTCTGATATATAATAACGCGCTATTTTAATCCAAAAAACTGACCAAACTAAAATAAGAAATGGAGTCAAAGCCGAAAATAAGATGGCACCAAAATACTTCAACAGCAAAGTAACTATAGATAAAGGGCAAAAACCTACTGGAGGGGTATTTGCTAAATTATTTACAGAAGATGGATCTAAATCATTTGAATTTTTATTGAATCCCCAGACAATAAATTATCAAATTACCTTAAAACATGGAAATACAGAAACTTTAAAAGGTATTGCTCCAAATTATCAATACGGGTCTAGGCAATTAACAATTACAATTCAATTTATATTTAGCTCGCCAGTACAGTGGGGTAACTTTAAAAGCTATTTAGGTCTTTTAGATTCGTTCACTTCACCTCCAAAAAACAACAAAGTAAACAACATTTTTAAATTAGTATGGGGTGATAGAATTCAAAAAAATTTAATAATATCTGGTATAAATTTTATTGAATCAAAGTGGGTTAGAGGTATACCTTCTTTTATCACAGGCTCAATGATTTTACAAGAAACTGCTATATCAACTGCGACTAATTCAACAAATAACAAAACACCATCAGAAAACAAAATTACAACAAACACAACGCAAAATGGCGCTAACACAACAGGAACAAACGGAAATAATACGACAAGCGACAGAGTATACAAAGATATTATCTACACTAGACCTCAATGATTTGAAGAAAACTGGGGTACCTATTTTGTACGAGATTACGGAAAAATATTGGGGAAGTACTAAATATGTTAGGGCGGCTTTTGACTTATTTGGTACAGATCCTTACACGTTTGAACCTAAAGAAATAACAACTGAAAATTTAATTAACTCGACGCTTACTTTAAGTGAATTAGTGTTAGATAAAGAAACATTAAAAAAAGTACAAGATTATGCAAACACAGCAAGAGATATATACGGTTTGTACGAATCTATTGAAAAAATTATTGATAATATTCAAACAGAAAAGAAAGAGAAAGAATCGAAGGAAAATTTAGATAAAGATCAAGCTTACGATTACCAACAAATACAGTGGTTATGGGGATGAACGTAAAAGTAAAAATAGCCGATTTAGAATTTAAAACTGGAGATTTAAAATTAACAAGTGTTGTAATATCTCTAGGTCAAAATGAAAAAAGCTCTACATGCCAAATTGTAATAAACGATCCTCAAAATTTAATTGCTGCCAGTTTAATTAAAATGGGAGGTTTATTAAATATAAATTCAAACAACCAAACTAACAGTAATTCGCAAATAAATGTAAATTTCTCTAAACCCAAAGGAGGTAATTTATCTCCTCCCCCAGAAATATCAAAAGCCTATGAAGAAACTGCTAAAAAATTAATTAATGATGCAAGAAAGCACGGTATTAACGATCCAGGGCAAATTGCTTACATATTAGCTACAGCCGAAAAAGAAAGCTCTATGGGTGCTGATATGGTGAATGAAAATAGCGGTAATGTTTGCGGTGTTAAGCATTTAGCTAGAGGATATGTTCAAATATGCGGAGAAGCTAATTATAAAAAATTCAAATACTTAGGTATTTTAACAGACCCATCATTAGCAGAAAGAGAAGATATAGCTTCTGAAATATTAATAGTAGGTATGCGCGATGGTAAGTTCACTAACAAGAAATTAAGCGATTATATAAACGGGAATAATAGAGATTTTTATAATGCAAGAAGAATAGTAAATGCACTAGAAAGTGCAGATATTGTTGCTAATTATGCGGAAAATTGGCTTAAAAGATTACCACAATTAGATGCAAGTATACCTCCAGATACTAATACAAATGATACAAAAAAAACAGAACCTATAAATAAAATTAAGGAAACACAAACAACATTACAAAATACAGAAAATAATATAAAAGGGAGGGAAATAGAGATAGTAATAGAAAACGACGAAAAATTCTATTTTACACATAGTGCTACAAGCACAAATCACAATAACAAAACAACAATATTTGGACAAGGAGCAAGATGGTTGCTGGCACGTCAAAAGTTAAATACAGCTTACCAAAACACAACAATGTCTAAGCTTTGTCTACTAATTTCAAACAGATCTGGATTAAAAATTACATTGCTAGGAGAAGATACAGAATTAGGGTACGTAGATCAGAGCGGATTATCCGATTATCAATTGATAATTAGAGAAGCAAATAAGCACGGTTATATTGTTAGAGAAAATAAAGAAATAAAAGAAATATTATTAAATAAAACTAGAGACATAAAAGAACCTGAATTAACAATTGATTATACTGATTTAATAGGATTTAATATTGAAGATAAAGCATCTACTGATTTATCTCCAGTTTCACAAGATATAGAAAAAGAATCTAAAATATCTGTAGATTTTGATACAGGAAAAATAAAACAAAATGCCCCACAAAAAACTGATACTACTGCGCAAACTGGAGAAGCAACACCGTTACCAACAACAACCACCACAGAAAGCAACAAAGATAGAGAAAAAACAGCCAGATTGAAACAATTGCCTAGTAATTTCAGTATCATATTAAATAAAAAAACACTGAAATTAAATCCTGGAGATAGTATAAAAACAAAAGGAATAAATGATGTACTGGATAGAATTTGGTACATAGATCAAATAACGCATTCTATAAATAACAACGGAAATAAAACAGAACTAAAATTATATTCACCGCTTAATTCTTAATAATATTAAATCTACAGCTAGTTGCTGGATAGTTAGGTTGTTTTGATTTATTAGCTGATCGGCTAAATATTTAGCTGCTATTGGTAATGCTATTAGTTTTTTCTTTTCCCCTTGTAAAGAAACTTTAAAATAGGGACTATTAGTATAATTCAACCATCGGGAAACACTACTAGGATTTTTTCGTGCTATATCACCTAAGGTTTTTTGAGCGAGAAAAAGAACGCCGTCGATTTTATAAAGAAAGCATGTTTTTTCATGTACATTTAAGTGAATAGTTTCGTAATTATTTCTGTCTATTTTTATATATTCTTTTTTCACCATACGTAGTATACTAATTGGATAATTTACTTACGTATATTGTACAATGAAAGTAGAAAGCTTTGAGTTAACTCTAGAACAAAAGTTTGAAATAGAAAGAATAAAAATGGCTGCCAATCTAGCACCAAAAGAAGAATTGGAAATAATGTTAATCGAGTTGGTAAAACAACTAATGATAAAAAACAATTTATTAAAAGATTTAATGCATAAAGTACTATGATCCCCGATAAAGAAACACAGAAAATATCTGTAAATTACTTAAATGTAAAGAGAATAATAGATAAAGAGGCAGAGGATGTTTTAGGAGTTTATTTAAAGAATAAAAAAACAAAAGTAAATTTAAAAACAGCTTTGCATTTACCATGGTATGTGATTTTTGAAGACACAACAACAGACAATAAATGGCGGATTTTTGATATATCTTTAGGAAGATTTGTACTTGATAGTAATTCTTATACTGAAGTAATGGAGTGGATGAAATCGGAATTTAACAAACGTATAACAAAAATATCAGTAAAACTTTGTGAAGAAGCTCGTGAAAAGATTTACGAGTACTGGGAAAAGAATACTGATAAGTATCCAAAGTATACTTATCAGCTAAAACAAGGGTTTCCTAAAATGTCTATGAAGGAAAGAAAAAGATTAAGATTTAAACAACAGGATCTTTCAAACAAGGAAAAACCACCTGCTCTTTTTGATCCTGATACTTTCCTTTCCGAGTAG